CGTGCAGGGCAATGCAGTTTTGGTCTAGCGCTGAGTAACAATCTAGGTGTATGACCTTCTTGGTTCTTGCCATGAGATAAGTGTTACTTACCTAACATCTCGATTATTGTATCGACACGCACTTCAAGGCGATTGACCTGATCCTTAATGCTTGAGCCGCCGTTAGGCTTTAACTCTGTCAGGTAATGCTTAATCATGAATTGCGTATATGAAGCAACACCACCAAGCACAGTGACAACACCCACAGCCCAAGCAGCATAATCCACAGCTGTCATTTTTTAGGCGTGGCGTATCCGAATACACCTGCGACGAGTGAGCCAAGGATTGCACGATAGTCCAGAGCAAAGTTTGAGGTAGTACCCCAGACTGCTAGGAAAGCCCCGATGCTCATTAGGTAAGGGTTCTTCATATTCATGCTGTGCCGCCTATCATTGGGATATTAAAGAACGAGCCATCTGCATCGCCCTTCTTAGTGAAAGAAATATGGCAATGATGGTCGTGCGGATTGCTTCCAGAATATTTTCTCCAGCGAAAGCCCATGCGAGACGATGCGATGCGACCGTTGAAGATGACATAAGCGATGCGCTTATCAGTTCTTGCGCAGAGTCGAATCTGGTCTGCAAGGTCAGGCATGAGGTCTGGCTTGGCTTTACCAGATAAATCCCTGTCAATGTCAATGGCTCTGACCGTGCCGTTAGCATCTGCATTATGATCACTTGTAGCAGCACGTGCTTGATGACGAGCTGAGGCAAGCCAACCGTCTGAGGCGCGATCGCGGTCTGGGTAACTATCATCGACCTGAAGCCTTAACTGTTGCCCAGCTTTGCATAACTTAGGAATCATGCCAATAGCAGTTTAGCTTCATCGGCTGTAATGCCGAGCTTGACTAGGAGTGCAGCCTTAGCAGTTGCATCAGAGGCAGCCTTAGCATCTTCTTCAGCCTTCTTCTCAGCTGCTAGTTCTGCTGCGTAGGTCATCTCTGCAACCTCTGCGTCTGTGAGTTCAATAATTGACTCCACGCCTGTCTCGCAGTTGATTTCGATTCGTGTTGGATTAGGCATTTTTTACTCCATATAGGTAGGCGGTTGAGTATTGGACAATTAAAGTTCCAACTTCGGGATAAATGGTTAAACGATTTATTGCAGAAGTTCCAGACCACAGAAAAGCACCGAGACCCATGTAAGTAGTAGTGGCATTAGTTTCTCCTGCGCCGTCGATGCTTGCTGACTTTGCAACCGAACTTAAATAATTAGGCACATAGATTTCCGCGCTGCCGAAAGTTGATGCTGTTGCATTTGCAGCCGTCATAAATGGCATGGCAGAAGCGGACGAGTCGGAAGCAGCAGCAGCGCCCGTTCCATAAAGTCGCTTTCCTGTGTAGTTACCAGTAGTTAAATCGTTGTTAAATCTGATTGCGATTCCATCTACTTCAAGTGAGCGGTTAGTTCTTGCCGATAGTTTTAAGCACAGGTCTGTGTAAGTGCTGGGAATACTTGTAAAGTCAATGGAAGCAGCCCCACCAGAGCCCACAGTAGAAGAAGCGATAAGTTCAAATGTATTAGCCATTATGCCGCCGCGATTCCGTATAGGGTAAAGGTTGTTCCGTCGGTGATTGCAGACGAAAGAATCTTAATGCTGTTAATTGCAGCGGTGTTGCGCCACAATCCAACCCACGCAGAGGTGTTTTGGTCTGCGGCATCACTTCGAGATAGGTAGGTCTTGTAAGTTGTTGTGTTGCTGTAATTCTGAAAGTTCACACGAATCACGCTATTTACTGAATACCAGACTCCAATATAGCCAGAGGTCTCATTAGATCCACGACCCGATTGGGCTGCGCTTCCTGTGCCTTGAACTTGAGTTCTTGAGTAATTGCTGCCCGTATCGCCGTTAAATTGAACAAATAGGAAGTCACCATTATTGACTACTTTTCCATTGCAAATTAAAACTAGGTCTGTGTAAGTGCTAGGGATTGACGAGAAGGTGTAAGAGGTTTGAGAACCGCTTGTAGTGTAAGTCGCAATCGGGGTATAGGTTGAGCCTGCTGCCATCTGATTTACCCCTTAATCCCGTATAGCGCGAATGATGAATACTGTGCGATATTGTTCGGGGTATAAAATTGAATTGTATTTACTGCCGCTGTATTTAGCCAGACTCCAGAAACTAAAGTAGCATTTCCTTTTCCGTTTGCAGGAGCGGGATAGTTATTATCATCAAACCCTGCTAAAGAACGAACTGTTTTATATTTTGAAGTATTTTGATAATCCAAAAGGTCTACGACTAATCCAGCAAAAGTAGATGCTTGATTTACGCCACCTGGAACAATATAACCAACTCGCATACCAGTTTGCGATGCCGCACCCGTAGCTGATGCAGTTGCGCCGTTACCAGTCAGCGCGTGCCAAGCGTAATTGCTGCCACTGTCTATTGAGCCATTTCCTACATTCATAAAGATATAGTCATAATCTCCAGCGACTGTTGATTTTCCTAGTGCGCGAATTTGTAGATGCTTGTATGTAGATGGAATAGAAGAGAAAGTTACAGACGAAACTCCACCTGCCCCAACTGTGTAGGTCTGAATGGACTCATAAGACGTACCGCCGCCAGCGGCAGCACCGCCTGAAAGAAGCCCTGAGATTACGTTAAGCAATCGCGCCCACCACATACCAAGTATCTGTCGCAGTCTTAATGCAGACCGCTGTCTTGTATTGAGCCAAGGTTGGAGAAGCTGCAACTGCACCTGCTGAAAGGACTGTGGTAGTGCCAGAGGTAACCGCTGAGATTGTTACCGCTCCTGCGCCCTTGTTAAGAATTGTGATGGCTGTGCCTACTGGGAACGCTACTGAGGCGTTTGTAGGAATCTTGAAGGCAATTGCTGTCGCCTTGTTCATGACCTCTAGGACTTGGTACTGATCCGCAAGAACCGCTGTGTAGTCGGTTGTATTATCTGCACCGACTGTAAAGGCGGTCAGCGAGTTATAGATTGCCGCTGTTAATACGTCGCCTGTTGTGACTGGAAAGGTTGCCATGTTGCTCCTAGTAGCTCAATGTAGATGTGCCGATTATACCGTAAGTGCTGCTCCCAATGATGAAAGCATCGAGGATAGGCTCAAGAGTTGTTATTGAGACCGTCATCTTGTTTGGTGTTATATCCCATGCAAAGCCTTGCGCTTGCAGGGTTTTCACAATCGTTGATCCCTCTTGGGTCACGTTTGTAATCTTGAGGTTATCGAAGTAGTCCAAGCCAATCATTGTGTCGGTTGGTACTGCTGGGTCTAGCAAGTCCACAGTCATCTCGTCAATGCGGATTGTGGTCTCTTTGCGAGTGTTTACATAGTTGCCAGCAATGCCAGCGACGATGGCATCTGTCTCAGCAATGAGGTTCTCCTGAGTCAAGCCATGTGGGAAGTATTTATCGATAGAAGTCTGGCTGTAAACGTTCTGTGCTGTACCGCCTACGCGGTTGAACTTCACATCGTTGATAATGAGCTTGTCATCGAAGGCATACTTGACTGAGCGGTAAGGGATACCTGTCGTCTGGTTGAACTCTATTGGCGTAGCGGCAAGGGTTGAAGCCACCTCAGAGCGAGACTTAAAGATTGCTGTGCCGTCTGGGCTCATGTAGAACGCGCCTAAGCCTTCTGAGAACTCTGCGTTCTTGACTGCTTCTAGCGTGGTGCGGATAGTTGCAGGATCAGCAACGCAGGTAGTTACGCCTGTTGCGATAGTGCGCATAGAAGCAGGCCATTGCACGTCATCGAGAATCTTGCCGATGCGTGTGCCAGTTGTCTGGCCAGCAGGAGTGTCTGCAATAGTTCCCACGTTAGCCATCTGGAGAAGGCGGAAGCCGTCTGTGCAGAGAATATCGACGTAGGCAGTCTCCTGACCTACAGGGAAGGTGTAGCGGTAATCATTGACGTAGCCAGAGAATAGGAAGTGTTCTGCCGTTGCTGTTGTTGCTGAGATGCGCAGCTTACGCAAAGGCACTAGATAGCCATAGTAGGGCGATGAAGGGTTCTGTGGGTTGAAGTAGCCCAATGGGTCTAGGACTCTCACAATGGCTGTGCCAGCCTCGTAGGTGTCCTTCATGATGTTGCGACCACGACGGATTGAGATTGAGTAAACGTCAGGAGTGAGATCAACTGTCGGGATAACTACGTCAGATGAGCCGAAGCGGTTTACGCCAATAACGCCGTTGTCGGGTGAACCTATGACGAACCCTGCTCCGAATGTTGCTCCAGAGCTAAAGTCGAAAGAGACTGCTATCTGTGCAGGTAATGCCATTACTCAAAGCCGCCTGTGCGTCGATTGACGTAGGTCTGGTTTCCTGATGAAAGGCTCTGCTGCATAAGATTCTTAGCGATTGTGTTGGTCAAGTCTCCGTCGCCTGTAATCTTTAGCTCGATTACTTGAGGACCTTGGACTGCTCCTGTAGGTGTGCCGTATGTACCGCTAGGAGGCGGCGTAAAGCCAGTTACGGGCACGTTTGTAGTTACGTTGCTAGAAGCTCCAACACCTGTTGAAGCAGCTGCTGCGGCTGTTCCTATTGGTGCGTTCATTGTAAGGCTAGCAATCTGTCGAGCCTTTTCAGCAAGCATGTCAAGGTAGGCTTCCCATGAAGCAAACGGGTTTTTAGCAGTTGGAAGGTCTGCGAGGAATTTGGCAAGGTCTGTGCCTAGCCCTTGAGCCTTAGCAATCTCGTAAGTTAGCTTGCTAGCAAGTGCGTCGTTGCCTGTCATGATTGCAAGCTGTAGTTCTAAACGCTTGCGATCTTCGTCGGATAGTTTGCCCTTGAGGGCTGCGATAACCTGAATCTGCTCTAAGTCAAAGAGTGAGGCAGACTTCTTGAGTGCTGCTTGCTTCTTCAATTCTGCTGTGTTTGCTTTAGTAGCCTTAGCAAGAATGGTTGAAGATTTAATCTGTGTCTGAGCTAACTTGGTAATTGGCTGGGCAATAGCAGAAGGGTTTAACTTCTGAACTGCCTTGCCGTTAGGACCAAGAAGCCCACCAAACGTTGTGATGAAGTCTAAGCCCTTGTAGAGCTTGGTAAGTGCGCCTACTGCAAAGCCAACTGCGGTTGTAATGCCGTTGATTGCCTTGGCTACGTTGTCGATTGCTTTGACTGCGTCTTGAACTTCATTGCCACCTCCAGCAAGTGCGAGGGCATTGACAAGTCCACTACCAATTGTTTCTTTGGCGTTATCGGCTGCAACTGTGAGAACGTCTAACTTGTAAGCATAGGAGTCAAGGTAAGCCTGATTAGCCCCAGCGAACTGGGCGTTGAGGATACCAAGAACCTCGGCAAAAGACTTTGACTTGAGTTCTGTTTGGCTAAGTCCTGTGTTGTATTTCTTGAGTCCTCGAGTAATGCCAACGTATCCGTTAGCCAAATCCTGAACAACTGTGCCAAGTTCTACACCTGATCCGCGTGAGATTGATAGAGCATCGTTGAGAAGTTTGTAAGTAGTGCCAAGGTCTTTGGTCGTTGTCAGCAATGCTTGGAAGGCTGGACGTAGCACGTCATCAGCAACGCCAGCGGTAATCTCAAGCTCTTTGATGAACTTGGTAATCTGTGGATTTGCATAAGCCAGTCCTAGATTATCGACTGCGTTAGCAAGGCGGATAGCCGCTGCTTCATCAGCTGCGAAAGCCTTAACTGCGTCCTTGCTGTATTTAAGTAAAGCGGCAGAACCGAGAGCAAGACCTAGGCTCTTGCCTAGTTTGACAACGTCCTTCTGTAACTTCTGGACTGCGGTGTCGGCTTGCTTAAACGCCTTCTTGCCTGTGAACTCCGCAGCAACGTCAATTCTTAAATCTGCCATGTCACACCTTATCCTTCATAGAATCAAACTTAGCTACTGCCTTCTCAATGGCTTTGACTACACCATCTTGAGCCTTGCCACGATCATCTTCAAACGCTCTAAAGATTGCGCGACCAGTCATCTTCTGACCTTTGCCTACAAGTTGTCCACCGAGTTTAGGAGTGAAGTTGCCTGTTACACCAGACTTGCGTCCAGCGGTTTCATAGATAGCACCTGCGGCGGACTTATTAAAGATAGAAGCCAAAGCCTGAAAGCCGCGACGATTAGGCTTGCTAGGTGTGGACTTGAAAGTAATTCCCTTACGGGCTTCCTGATAGTCATAGGAGCGATTAGCCCAGCGGCCAGAAGCGTTAGGACGCTTCAACCAGCCACTAGGAACTGCATCGTTGGAAGGTAAGAACCCTCGAGCGTTTGTGACTACTGGCTTGAGAAACGATGCAATCTCTTTGCTTGTTTCTTTTGCAAGAGTTGGTTCTACTTTAGCCAATGCCTTACGAAGTGCGGTTGCGCCCTGCAGCTTTACTGGCATCGCTCCGCTCCTTCGCTATGTCCTTGAGGACTTGTACGTGTGTCTTAAACACCATCGAAGGTAGTGCCACGATGGTTTCGAAAGGAACTCCAAACTCATAACTCAAGCGAGTTGCGAGATAGGTGAGGGAGTTCCGATCTATCCTAAAGGGTCAGACTCTAAGACCTCAACTGACTTGAGAGTCTCAAGGAACTGTTCCCCGAAAGGCTTGACTGTTTTACCCGAACGTCTAATTGCTTGCGAGCTTAGCCAGTAAACGTCTGACTGCTTCTGATCTTCGATAAT